AAAGAAGGCAAGAATCCCAATGGCGGCTTGAACGCCAAAGGGCGGGCGTCCGCAAAGAAGGAGGGGATGAACTTAAAAGCACCTCAGCCCGAAGGCGGAAAACGCAAGGATTCTTTCTGTGCGCGGATGGAAGGGATGAAGAAGAAATTGACTTCGACCAAGACCGCCAGAGACCCAGACAGCCGGATTAACAAAAGCCTTCGGGCGTGGAAATGTTGACATGGAAGCAAATTCACTTTGGAGCGCGCTGCTAACAACCTTCATTGGGTTGATTGCATGGAATTTGCGTGAGAAGTCTGCTGAGCTTAGCCGCGTGACAATTCTCTTGAACCGCACCCGCGAAGAGATTGCACGCGAAAACGTGACGCAGGCCGAAATGGATAAATTTCTTTTGCATATTGACGTACGCTTCGATAAACTCAACGACAAGCTCGATGCCTACATGAAGGAGCAACGCAGTGCCCTCAACTAGCAAAAAGCAACACAATTTCATGGAGGCCGTGGCGCACAACGCCGCGTTCGCCAAGAAAGCCGGAGTCCCTCAGTCTGTGGGACAAGATTTCAGCAAGGCCGACAAAGGCCGCAAATTTTCTACAGGAGGCCTCATGGCTAAAGGAAACACAATCGGTACCACTGGTACTAGCGAGAAAAAGGGTTTGACAACCGAAAAAATGGCCAAGGTGCGCACTGCTGCTCCTAGCCGTGATGGTTTGGCCGAGCGCGGTAAGACCAAAGGTCGCGTCATCAAAATGGCTGGCAACGATATCGGCACTGGCCCCGCGATGAAACGCGGCGGTATGGCCAAAAAAATGAAATAAGGAGTTTCAAATGAAAAACGATTTTCCTTACATGAACGAAGACAAGTTTCCTGCGCACGAAATGCACCACAAGGCCGTGGAAAAACACGCTGCCGGCGGTCACATGCACCACAGCGAAATGTTCAAAAAGCACGGCGCTGGCCATCAGTATGAGCAAGAAAAAGTCAAAGCCATGTGCGGTGGCGGGATGACTCGCAAATGATGCCCAGTCGCGGTATGGGGGCGGTTGCCTCCTCAAAGATGCCAAGCGGTACGCGCAAAGCACGCCGCGACGACACCGACTTCACCGAGTACAAAAAGGGTGGTGCGGTCTGGGATAAACCTCGTCCTAAAGGATTGGGTGCGCCCAAGAAATTGTCTGCTGGCCAGAAGTCCAAGGCAAAAGCTGCGGCCAAAGCTGGTGGTCGTCCATACCCAAATCTCGTGGATAACATCCGCGCAGCAAGGAGCAAGTGATGGCTGAAAAGTGGATCCAAAAGGCAATTAAGAAACCCGGCAAGCTGGGTCAAAGAGCTCGTCTGGCGGAAACTCTGAAAGGAATGAAGTAATGTCTGATTACAAACTAGACAAATACAATAGCACTATTGCTTCTTTGAAACAAAAGTACCCTAACGCCAGAGCCACACCTTATATTGACAAAATGAAAGGTGAAACATGGGATTCAGAGCAAGGGAAAATGTCTAAGGAATACGGCGCTGCTCTTGACGAATTTAATGCCCCAGATGCTGGAGCTGGTCGAGGTAAAGTAAATCCTGACATCAACGGCAAGAAAAAAGGGGGCATGATTAAGTCTGCATCAAATCGTGCCGATGGTATTGCACAGCGCGGTAAAACTCGCGGAACACTTGTTAAACACGGAAAATAAATGTCTACATCCGGCTCAACATCGTTCAATCTGCAACTCACCGACTTGGTTGAGGAGGCGTTTGAACGCGCCGGAAGCGAATTGCGCACTGGCTACGACCTGCGCACAGCCCGTCGTTCCCTAAACTTACTGTTTGCTGACTGGGCAAACCGTGGCGTCAACATGTGGACGATCGATCAAGGCGAAATTACCTTGGTTCCGGGTCAAAATACCTACGCACTGCCCAATGACACCGTGGATTTGCTAGAACATGTCATCCGCACGGGGGCAAACGTGGCCTCCACACAAGCGGATTTGACAATCACGCGCATCAGCGTATCAACCTACGCGACTTTGCCCAACAAATTGCAACAAGCGCGTCCAATTCAGGTGTGGGTGCAGCGTTTGGACGGCCAAACATCGTCTTCCAGCACCACTTTGACGGCGGCAATCAGCGCCACGGCCACCACAATCCCCGTTGGCTCCACTGTGGGAATGCCCTACGCAGGTTTTGTGCAAATTGATAACGAAACCATCAATTACGGCTACACCGACGGCACAAATTTGTACAACTGCTTCCGTGGGCAGAACAACACAACCGCCGCTGCGCACAATAGTGGCGCTGCCGTGTCAAGACAGTACTTGCCTGCCGTCACAGTGTGGCCAACCCCAGACAATTCGCAGCAATACCAGTTTGTGTACTGGCGGCTGCGCCGCACGCAGGATGCCGGCAACGGTGTCAACGTGATGGACGTGCCATTTCGCTTTATTCCTTGCATGGCCGCAGGGCTGGCCTACTACATTGCGCTCAAAGTGCCCGGCGGCATGGAGCGACTGGGTGTTTTGAAGCAACAGTACGACGAAGCGTGGATGACGGCGGCAGACGAAGATCAAGAACGCGCCGCGCTGCGTCTCGTGCCTAGACAAATGTTCATCGGGGGCACCTGATGGGTAATCGGTTTGCATCCGGCAAGAATTCGATTGCGGAGTGCGATCGTTGTGGTTTTCGCTTCAAGCTGACCGGTCTCAAACGCGAGGTCGTCAAGGGCAGAAACTACGAGTTGCTGGTGTGCGGCCCATGTTGGGACCCTGACCATCCGCAGTTACACTTGGGCGAGTTCCCGGTGGATGATCCACAAGGCGTGCGCAACCCGCGCCCAGACCGTAGCTACTACGTTTCTGGCAACGACGGTTTACAGACAAACATCAACGGCGGCGTGACTCAAACAGGGTACGGCGTCAACGAAGGCGGCAGTCGGGTTTTTCAATGGGGTTGGAACCCAGTGGGAGGCTCCGAGTATTTTGATGCTGCGCTAACGCCAAATAACTTGGCATTGAGCGTGAGTATTGGTACAGTTACAGTTCAAACGACGTAAGGAGTCGATCATGGCAAAAATGGAAACCGAAAAATCTGACATGGCTCAGGACAAGAAGCTCATCAAAAAAGCTTTTGGTATGCACGACAAACAGTTGCACGAGAACAAAAAGACCAACTTGACCAAGTTGAAAAAAGGCGGTCCTACCGGCAAAGACATGCGTGCAATGGGTCGCAACATGGCTCGTGCAAAAAACCAACGCGGAGGCTAATATGGCCAAGTACAGCATGAAAAAAGGCGGCAAAGAAGTGGGTTCCGCTTCTGTGTACGCCAAACCTCACACCATGAGCGGCAAAGCCATGTCCAAAGCCGATTCTGGCGTTGAGTACATGACCGATCCCAATACCATGAAAGCTGATGAATCCACTCCCGGTGGTATGCCTGCACGCCGTGTGAGCCTTGGCAATATCACTGCTGAACCAAAATCCACAGGCATCAAAATCCGTGGCACCGGCGCAGCAACTAAAGGCGTGATGGCCCGAGGCCCAATGGCATGACCTACCAAGAACTCGTTAACGCGATTCAGTCGTATACGGAAAACCAGTTCCCGCCAATGTATCTGGCGGACGGCACACTTGTTTCTACCAATACACAAATTAATCGTTTTATCGAGCAGGCCGAACAGCGCATTTTTAACGTCATCCAGTTCCCTTCGTTGCGCAAAAACGTGACAGGGACAGTGACCAGTACAAACCCTTATTTGTCTGCGCCTACGGACTTTTTGTCGGTGTATTCACTAGCCGTTATTGACCCTTCGGGTAACTACACTTTTTTATTGAACAAAGACGTCAACTTTATTCGAGAAGCCTACCCTACTGCAACCAGTACGGGAGAACCCGCGTACTACGCTTTGTTTGGCCCCACAATTTCTGGCGGCAGCGTCACTAACAACCTGTCTTTTTTAATGGGGCCTACCCCTGACCAAAGCTACAGCGTTGAATTACATTATTACTACTACCCCGCGTCGATTATTCAAGCCGAAATTGCAGCGCTGGGTTCCGTAACAGGCGGCTCCAGCTATGTTAATGGTACGTATTTTGATGTGCCTTTGACTGGCGGCACAGGTTCCGGGGTTACGGCCACCGTAACCGTTTCCGGCGGCGCTGTTACTACCGTAACCGTGACCTCGGCTGGATGCCAGTACACCGCTGGGGACGTGCTTTCCGCCGCCGCTACAAGTATTGGGGGCGCAGGTTCAGGTTTTTCCGTGCCTGTTGCTTCCATCACCAACGCAAGCGGCACTTCTTGGCTTGGCCAAAACTTTGATACTGTGTTGCTTTACGGCTGCTTGGTTGAAGCATACACCTTCATGAAAGGTGAAGTGGATGTTATCAAGATGTATGACGACAAGTACAAAGAAGCGTTGCAGTTGGCCAAACGTTTGGGCGATGGTTTGGAAAGAACCGATGCGTACCGCGTGCCCCAGTACAGACAGGCGGTGACTTGATATGGCGTTCAATGGGAACTGGGCGTGCGACGCCTTCAAAACAGGTTTGATGAACGGGGTGTACAACTTCACCTCGGGCACGTACTA